CAAGAAGTAGCGATACGAGGAATGACAAGATTGAGTGCTGCTGTTTTAGGTGCTGGTGGAAATATTCATAACGCAACCGAAGCATTTTTAAATACAACAGTTGCAATTAAAGGTACTGCTGGTAGTGCAGATGATGTTAAATCTGCGATCACTGCAATGGTGCAAATCTTCAGTAAGGGCAAGGTATCTGCGGAGGAATTAAGTGGACAATTGGGTGAAAGATTCCCAGCGGCAGTAACAAAGTTTGCTAAAGCAAATAATATTTCTACGCAAGAATTACAGAAAAATCTTAAAGATGGAACGGTAGGATTAGATATGTTAAGTAAGTTTATTACAAGCTTAGGAAAAGAATATGAACCATTAGCAAGGAAGATTGCAGAGTCAAATGAAGAGGCAGGTGCAAGAGCGCAAATCGCAATGAATAAGATGAAGATTGCAGTTGGTGGTCAGTTGAAAGATGTTGGAGCGCAATTCCAAATTATTGGTGCAGAGCTACTGACTTCATTAGTTCCAGCACTTACTTTTGTTGGCAATATTGCAGCTAAAGCATTTGGAGCGTTGGCTGGAGTTGTTCAATTCGTTATTGATAATTTCCATGAGTTTGCATCTGTTGCAGCAGTAGTTGGAGGTGCAATGGCAGCAGCAGCTATTTCAGCGTTGAAATTTAAGATTGCTTTAGCCGCATGGGATTTAAAGCTAATAATTGCACAGATTGTTAAATTTATAATTGGATTAAAAGCATTAACACTTGCTCAGGTAAAAGCTAATCTCGCAGCTTATGCAAATCCTTATATTGCTTTGGCTGCTGGTCTGACTGCGGCTACGATATGGACTTACAGGCTTGCCACAGCAAATGATAGATTGATGGCAAAATTAAATTCTGGTGCTGCTACGGAAGATGATGTAACTAAGGCATTTAAAGAAAGACTTAGACTTCAGAAAGAAATGAGAAGAATAGAAAAAAGTACAGCTTTTAAATATCGAGATGAAGAAGAGAAAGCAGCGGCAATTGCAAAATTACAAGCAAAATACGATGCTTTAACTGAAGCAATAGAAGACTTTAGAGAAGCTCAAAATGGTGCTGGTGTAGATGTAGAAAAATTAAAAAAAGAATTTGATTCTCTTCTTGAAGGGGTAGGTGGAGAGGACCAAAGTCCTCTTGAAAAGTTTGCAAAAGACGCATTCAATATTACAAATCAACTTGAAAAAGCCGTTGTTGGTGCGTTTACAAGGATGGAAGATACACTCGTTAAGTTTGCTCAGACAGGAAAGCTTGAATTTAAATCTTTAGTTCAATCTATTCTTGCTGACATGCTAAGGATTGCGATAAGGGCAGCAATTACTGCACCGCTAATGAAGGCATTAGGATTCTCTGTAACGTTGAGTGCAAACGGTAATGCTTTTGCAGCTAATGGAATTGTTCCTTACAGAAAAGGTGGTGTTGTTACTAAACCAACGATGTTTGAATATGGTGGGTCGAAATTAGGCATTATGGGTGAGGCTGGTCCTGAAGCGATCATGCCTCTTAAACGTGGTCCAAATGGGAAACTTGGCGTTGAATTACATGGTAGAAGAGGCGGTGGTGGCGTGACAACCGTGAATTACACAGGCCCAACATTAAACTTTAACGGTGATGAATATGTTCCTAAATCTGCTGTAGGTGGCATCATAAATTCAGCAGCAAATCAAGGTGCTTCTATGGGAGAGACACAAATGATGAGAAGATTACAAAATAATCGTTCTTCCAGATCAAGGATTGGTATCTAATGTCAGCTTTAGTCCCTATATGTGTTTTTATGGATCTTTATGATCCTAAACAACCAAGATCTTTAGGGCCAGAACATAGGTTCCAGAACTCAGAGCCAACTATCGGTGGTATCTCTTACGAGAATCCTTCTAGTGATTATTTTGGGCAAGGTATGTATAAGTATTTAAGTTTTCTTTATTCAGGGGCAACACAAACAAAAAGTGGAGATAACCTTGAAGCTTCTTTGATGTTGGCAAATACAAGTACGAAAAGAGATGGGAATGTAACTCCTAATAGGTTAGCTATGGGCTATGCCCATGAAGCTGTTAGTAAAGGTTGGAATGTTCATATTCATATTTGCAAAATGAATACATCATTTACGGTTGTTGAAGATACTCTTTCAACTGATAGTTGGTCTGTCACCTCAATGGGATACACTGCTTCAACTATAGAAATAATGCTTTCTACAGGGGTAGATGCTGTTGGGGTCAATATTGGTAGATTTTTAACAAGTTCATTAGTTGGTCATTTACCAGTCACAGGGAATATAAGAGCAAAATGAAAACTGAATTGCTTTTGGGGTTGCCTTATCGTTTAGGAGCAACACCTGATAAGCACAAAGCAGCAGATTGTTTAACTCTAGCTAGAGAAGTATTGAATAATTATGGTATTGATAGTCCTACCCCACCAAGATCTTGGTATAGGCGTTTAAGAAAAAAAGACTATAAAGTATTTTCTGATGAGTTAAAAAAGTGGGGAAGACAGACAACAACCGCTAATATTGGTGTTGTAGCTCTGTGTAAAGCAGAAAAAGGCTATGGTATGGCTGTTTATTGGAAAGGCGGTTGGCTATCATTCGTAAACAAGACGGTTCGATGGAGTCCTCTAACCTCTTTGGACGTTATAGAACTTTATTACCCTACGAAATAGAATTATGTGATGTTCTTGGAATAACTCATAAAGAATATTTAGAGTTTGTCGATTTAACTTTTAAATATCATCAAGATTCAAGAAAAGGTTATGAATTAGTTCCAGATATTAGATGTGATCCAGTAACTGCTATTGCATTGTTTGTAAAAGCAGGTTTTTGGACAAAGGTAGCAATTACTGTTGCTATTGCTGCTGTTACTTATCTTCTTGCTGATAAAGATAGAGGTCAGGAAGCTCCTAATTTACAGATTGGAGGAGTTCAAGGCAGAAGTAGATTTAACCCTGTAAGTGGCTTTGATTCTCAACAAGATTTAGCTATTTTAGGGTCTTTTATTCCTTTAGTTTATGCAAGGTTAGGAGTAAGAGTTTCAAGTCAACTTCTTTGGTCGCAGATTCGTCCAACACAATATGGTCAAGAAATTAATGCTATATGTTTGTTTTCTCAAGGTGAGATAGGTAGCACCCCAGTATTCAATACTTTTTCAGTAGGTGAAACATTTTTAGATACTTTCCCGCAATCAAAGTTAAGACTTTATTTCACTAAAGGTGGTCGTGCTAATACAAGAACTCAGGCTACTGAACAGCAACCTTTACTTGGTCAATCAAATCGTTTAAATAATTCCGATTGGTATTCAGAGTACACAAAAGCTCCTAATACTAATAATTACGGTCATCGTGGTAGGAGAGAATATGACGATAATGATCCTTTTATGGTCAAGCTTTTAGCTGATAATGGTAGTTTCGAGTGGCGACCAAGTTTTTCAAGTGTAAAGACTCCTTTTTCTAATACTAACTTTGGACTTTATGCTCCAGTTCCTAATGGTAATGCTTATAAAATTCCTTGGGAATTATTGATGTTTCAAAAGGATATGGAAAGTACACCTAGAAGAGATCAGCGTGAAAAACGGAAAAAAATGATTCATTTTTACCCAAGATATGTTCATACACTAAGTCAGTATGTAGGCGGTCATACAGATCATTGGTGGCTTGAAAAAGGTCATAATTTTGATTTGGTTATTCATAAAGAAGCAAATGAAGCAGCTTGGATAGAAGATATGGACGATATAGAGTCAGATCGTACAAAAAGATGGGATAAATTCTCTCCGTGGGGTAGTGGAGATGCGAAAGCTGTTGCTGATACAACAAGAGAAAATGCTGATCGGACTATGGCTTTAGGTGAGCAATATATGTTTGGCTCATGTTTGGCAACGGTTACCCTAGAAACAGATGGAGAAATTTGGAGTCCTTATCCTCGTATTGATGATCAGGGAGTTGAACACTACGAGGGTAAAAGATACAAGATGGTAGTCGATGAACCTGGATGGGCAAGTTTTTCAAATCCTTTAGATGCACAAATGCCTTATGAATCTTTGGTTCTTCAAAAATGTGACATTGCTTCATTTTCAAATACCAGAGCATGTGATGTGACTGAAATAGGAATTAAAAGTACGGTTTGGAGAAAAATCAATGGGATACAAAATTTAAATGAATGTCCTAGTCGGCAAAGAATTGTTAGTTATGAAAGTGATAATGGTACTATTCAATTAGGTGCTGTAAATAAGTTTGTTAATCGTTTAAGTTTTTTTAAATTACAAGCAAAAATATTAGATACTGATGTTCCTTGGACGGATCTATGTGACAAGCTTTTTTGTGTAAAAGGTTCTTCAAATCAACCTCAATATAATTCACTAAATGTAAAACACAAAAATCGAAGAACTCTTGAATATCGTTTCTTGCCTGTGGCAGGTAATGTCGTTTTAAACGATTTAGATGAGAGACAAGTTTATCTTTTAAATTATGCTTCTGCTCTTCATACTAAGCCATTTGAATTATCTGATGGTATAAGAGACAGTGCTGCAACAGGTGTACTTTATTTTCATGGTTATATTGAAAATTTGCCAACTAGTATAGCTAAAGGAAATGGGTTTACTAATAATATTGAATGGGTAAGAGGTGGTTTAGGTGCTGGTTATGATGCAGAAGGCAACCCTACTAATCCTGGTGAAGGCGTTTCAGCCTTTGGCCCACTTGAGATTGGTGAAGATAATTGGCAAGCTTTAGATTTTTCTTTTACAAATAGAGATTTTGAGCCAACTGTAATTACACCTGCTATTAACAATGCTAATGGTGAGCCTTGGAACAGAGGAGGTTCAAATTCAGACGCAAATGATTATGTCTACTGGGGAACTGGGCCAGGAACTGATTCAGAAGGAGCTAATTACGGTAATTGGGGAAGGACAGGTTTTGCAAGCCCTAGTATAAGAAATTTCAAAGGTACTCCGTCAACTGGTGGTAATTCATATTTTAGTCGTTATCACGGTGCCGAATTAGTAGCAACACACGTAGGTACTAGTGATTGGTTTATTCCTATAACATCTTGGCGTTGGACTTATTATTTTGGCAACACATTAATTCCTACAGGTTCTATTGCTACAATACTTGCTTCTCAAGCTGGTGGTGCCGATGTTGCGCCTATAACAGACCCCGTTGAGGAATGGACACTTCCAGTAGAAGAAAGAGATGTTAACGGAAATCGTACAGGCAGATGGCATAGATTTAGAATTGCTAGAAATCCTGAATCAAATGGAGGTGGCATTGATTGGAGATTTAGTCAAGAAACGGATGGCATAAAATCTCATCATTATGCAATTGAAATTCAGGTACAAGATGCAAATGCTCCTGTTCCAGTTACGACGACTCACGCTACTGAACCTTATGGAACAAATACGAGTACTAATAGAGAAGTTACTGGAACTGGATTTAGAGTCGCAATGAGTACTAAAACATGGGTAGATGCAGATGGTGATACTCAAACCTATCGCCAATTTTCAATAGAAAATGCAGGTAATGGGTATTACACAGGTGATAAAGTTCGGATGGTTGATGCACCTCACCAAGTATTTAGTTTACAAGCGGGAACACCTTATCAAGATCCTGATCAGGAGTATGACGAAGATAAATTTGATAGGCTTAGTCCTGAACACAATATTTATTTTTATGATCAAAGAGATATAAATCCTAATAATGCTATAGCTGATTATTTTATGTTTGACGCAGAAGAATCTAGCCATACCAACAACGCTGAACATCAGGTGACTCATATCAATGAAATAATTCATGAAGGAAACACCAGTGCAGATGCACGAATTAATTATGAGAAACTTGCAATGGCAGGCTTAAGGATTGGTGCTAGCCCAAACCTGAATCAACTCACTTCTCTTTCTTGTTTTATACAAGAAGGAATTAAAGTTCAAAGGTTAATTGATGACAATGGAAATTATAGGACTATTGATGTTGATACAGGTAAAAGCAATTTCTTTGCGGCAACGGATAATATTGTTGAAATAGTTTATGATCTATTAACTAATACTGATTATGGTGCTGGTGATATTGCGGGTATAAAAGCAGTTAATACTACACACATGAAAGAAAGTGCAAAATATTGTTTTATAAATCAATTCAAATGGAACGGTATTATTGATAAAGAATTAAATTTAAGAGAATTTATATTTGAGAATGCTGGTTATTGTTTTTTAGATTTCTGTATTGTTGGTGGGCAATTTAGTTTAAGACCAGGTTTACCTACACGTTCTGACGGAAAAATAAGATATAACATCACCAGAACCGAGATGGAGAGTGAAGTTAGAGCATTGTTTACTGATGGAAATATGAAAGATATACAAGTTACGTTTTTAACTCCAGAAGAAAGAAAAATGTTCAAAGCAACTGTTCTTTATAGAGAAGATACACCAGATGGTTTTCCTGAAACTAAAGCAAAAACTTTTGCTTATAGGACACCAGCAGAAGCTCAAAATAATACACGGTTCTTACGTGATGTAGAAAAACTGCCTGAAGAAGTATTTGATATGAGTGGATGGTGTACACATGAAAATCATGCAAAGAAATTTGCTGCTCATGTATTAGTTACAAGAAAAGAAGTTGATCATGGTCTAAGTTTTGAAACTACTCCTGATTCAGTATTGGGGTTAGTCGCTGGTGATTACATACGAGTAATGACTGAGACAACACATACGACTCGATTTAATAATGGAAGTATTGATGATGATGGAAATATTATTAATCGAGAAATACTAAGTGGTGAAAAAACTATTTATTATTGGAAGCCAGGTTCAACAAATGGTGTTCAGAAAGGTACTTTTAATTTTTCTGGCATGAGTCAATCTGGAAAAGCTCCAGATGCGTTAAGAGGTACTTTATTTACAGTACTTGATGACACAACTGAAGATCGTTTATATAAAATTGAATCAATTACTCATGGTGAAGAGGGTTTTATTAAAATTGCAGCAAGTCATGTAGCATTTGATGATGATGGCTATATGAGTGTTTTGCGATACACCAATCCTGATGCTGCGATTGGTTCTAATGATTATAATCAATACAATATTCGTTTTCCTGACGTAAATGAACTCTAATGGCAACTGCTTTTCGACCTAGTACTTTAGTTCCTTCCACAAGAAGTTATTCTCCTGGGGAATATCCTCAGAATGAATTTCAAGCTTTAAATGGAGTAAAGACTGTTATTCGATATGGAAAATATAGATACAATTCAACCTTGACATTAGGTTTTAATAATATTAGTGACGTTGATGCTGCAACTATTTTATTACATTACGAGGAAGTTCAATCTGTCTGGGATGAAGTGAATTTTGCTGGAACTGGAGTGGTTGAAGGAGTTCATAGTACTCTTGAGTCTTTTTTAGTTGAAAGAACAGAGTTAAAATGGCGATATGACGGCCCTCCAACGGTGACAAGTGTAGTGCCTGGACGTAGCAATGTTGAATGTAAATTTGTTGCTTGCCTCGATTCGCCTTAGAATATAATGACTGTTTAATTTAAAGATTGTCGTGGGCTACTATTCAGGCGGTGATGGATTCATGAAAGTCGGCAACACCGAAGTTGCGACTGTAACCACATGGAACTTTACAGCATCACAAGAAACCTTAGACATCACCACATTAGGTGATTACGACAGGAAACTTATGGGTGGAACTCGCAGCATTTCTGGTTCTGCTTCTATATCTTGGTATAGCGATACTACTAATGCAGCAGGAAATACTCAAGCAGCCACTTTGCTAGGTAAATTGATTAAAACAGGCACAGATGCTTCAAGTGGTTCTGATACGGCATCTTTATCTTTAGGAATTAAAGATCATGCTGGGTCAACAAAATTCATTGAAATGACTGTGGTGTTGACCAGTATTGCGATGACAAGTAGTCAAGGAGAAGTGCTTTCTGCTGAAGTTTCATTTGAAGCAACTGGTGCGCCTGCTTCCTTTAATCTTGATACTCCTTAAGTAAATGCCCACCTATTTAGGTAGTGGAGGGTTCGTTGAACTCAAAAGAACTTCAATGGAGCAGAGTTTGACTGCTTCATTAGTTCCTAGTGATGTAAATACATCAAGGAAAAGATTTTCTGTTGATGGCGTAAAAGGAAACATTATTACTGGTGATCGACTTTCAATAGCAAGAACAGATGGATCTGCAAATTTAGAATTAGTTTCTGGTCATAATGCAAGAGATGGTAGTTGGTTTGCTCATGTTGACGATATAGGAGGATTGCGGCTTTATAACACGTTTGCACTTGCCGTTGGAGGTGCAAAAGCAAATGCTATAGCTTTAGTAACTCCATCTGGTAATCAAGAAATCTCAGTTATTTCAAGAAATAACAATTATAGACCGCTAGCAAGAATTGAAGAATATGAGTTCACCACACAAAGAGATCAAATAGAAATTAGTCAATTAGGTGATGTTTATAAAAAGCAATATGACAATGGAATGATTCAAGGGCAAGGTTCAATGACTTGTTTTTGGGAACACAGGTACGTTACTTCTGACCCTGATTATTCTGCTGACCAAGAATTTTCTTCTTATTTAGCACGTTTAATATTACGAGTCCAACAAGGTACTGATTTTATTGGTCGATTTTTCCTTTATAGAGAATCTGCTGAATCTGCAAATAATGCTTGGTATGAATGTACGGCACAAATAACAAGTTGTAGTATTTCAATTCCTAATGTTGGAATAATAAAAACTCAAATAGAATTTATTACTAATGGCAAGTTTGATCTTAAAGTTGGTGCAACTCCTGGTTATATCTTACAAGAATCAACGGATTATATATTGCAGGAAGATGGAAGTAAGCTGTTCTTAGAAGAAGATGCGACATAATAGATAAAAGGTATAAACTGTCCCTAAAGACCAAGAGTTAAATGGCTGATCTTCAAATAAGTCAACTGCCTGCTTTAGCGGAGGCAGATTTAGCGTCTGGAGATGAACTTGCGATTGTTGATGGCAGCGCATCAGAAACCAAACGAATTACAGCAAAAGCGTTAATCGAAAAAGGTGTTGCTTTAATTGATGCTGGGAGTATTCCAGGTTCAGCACTTGCGACTTTAGGGGCAAACACGGTAGTAACGGCAAGTATTACTGATGCAAATGTAACGACAGCAAAAATTGCTAATGGAGCGATAACAGCAACACAGATAGCAGATGCAACGATAACTGGAGCAAAGTTAGTTAACGATACTGTTACTGCAACTCAAATAGCAGCTAATGCAATAACTGCTTCTGAATTGGCTGATGATGCTGTAGATACTGCTGCTATTGCTGCAAACGCCATAACAACTGCAAAGATTGCAGATGCAAATGTTACTTATGCAAAGTTAAGTCTTAGTGATGGAGATATAGCAGGAGCAAAAATTGCAACAGGTGGAATCACAGCATTACAAATAGCAGCAAATGCTGTTGGTGCTAGTGAATTAGCAGACAATGCCGTAGATACAGCAGCCATAGCAAATTTAGCTGTTACGTCAGGGAAGTTAGCAGCTAATGCTATCACTGTAGATAAGATTACTGATGGTGTTATTACAGGTGCAAAATTAGCAACTGGAACAATTACAGCTACTCAAATAGCGGCAAATGCTGTTACTGCTTCTGAGTTGGCTGATGATGCTGTAGATACAAATGCCATTCTTGATGATGCTGTAACTGCTGCAAAAATTGCGGCTGGTGCTGTGGATACAACAGCGTTAGGCACAGCGGCTGTTACAGGTGCAAAAATTGCTAATACGACAATTACAGCGGCAAATATTGTTGCTGGCACAATTACAGCTACTGAACTTGCAGCAGATTCTGTTGGTGCTAGTGAATTAGCTGCTAACGCTGTTGGTGCTAGCGAATTGGCTGACGATGCGGTAGATACTGCTGCCATCGTTAACGCAGCAGTCACCAATGCAAAGATTGCTGATACAACTATTACTTATGCCAAGTTAAATCTTTCAGATGGTGATATACCTGCTGCCAAGATTGTTGCTAATTCGTTAACTGCTGGTCAGATAGCTGCCAATGCTATAGGAGCAAGTGAATTAGCTGATAATGCGGTTGATACTGCTGCCATAGCTGATGATGCTGTCACTGGAGATAAGATTGCAGCGACAACTATTACTGGAGCCAATATTGCAGCAACAACAATCACAGGGGGCAAGATTGCTGCTAATACAATTACTGCTTCAGAAATAGCTGCTAATGCGATCGGTTCAAGCGAATTAGCTGATAATGCGGTTGATACAGCAGCAATAGTCAACGCAGCCGTAACTAACGATAAAATTGCCAATACAACAATCGCTTATGCAAAATTAAATTTATCGGATGGAGATATAGCAGGAGCAAAAATAACAAGTAATTCAATTACAGCCACTCAAATAGCTGCTGATGCAGTAGGTGCTAGCGAACTCGCAAACAATGCTGTTGACACCAATGCTTTAGCAGATGATGCGGTAACAGGCGCAAAGATTGCAGCGGCAACCATTGAAGGAGCAAATATTGCTACTGGTACGATCACAGCAACTCAATTAGCTGCCGATGCAGTAGGTGCAAGTGAGATAGCAGCAAATGCTGTTGGAGCTTCAGAACTTGCAGATGATGCGGTAGATACAGCGGCTATAGCTAACCTTGCTGTAACTGGAGCGAAGATAGCTAATGCAACTATTACGGCAGCAAAATTAAGTTTATCTGCTGGAGATATTGATGGAACAAAAATCGCAGCTAATTCACTTACAGCTAGTCAAATCGCTGCAAATGCAATAACAGCTAGTGAGTTAGCTGATGATGCAGTTGATACAGCCGCTATAGCTAACAACGCTGTCACGGCAGCAAAGATAGCCACTAATGCGGTTACTGCGACAGAACTTGCAGACAATGCTGTAGATACTGCTGCTATTGCAGATGGTGCGGTTACTGCCGCTAAAATTTCAGGCACATTAAATACTGCAACTATTGCTGATAGTGCGATAACAACAGCAAAAATTGCTGATGATGGAGTAACCAGTGCGAAGCTTGGAGCTAATGCTGTTGATGCCGCTGCTTTGGCTAATAATGCTGTAGATTCAACAGCGATTTCGGATGGAGCAGTATTAGAAGCGAAGATTGGAACAGGTGCAGTGACAAATGCAAAACTAGGGGCAAATGCGGTAACAGCAGCAAAGATTACTGACGGCACAATTACAGCGTCAAAATTAGCTACCGCAAATATAGATAGATCATTAAATGTAGCTTCTGGAAACTTAGGAATTAATAATACAGTTTCGGCTGGAACTCGCTCAGGGATAAGCTATAACGCACAGGGCTTGATAACCGCTACAACTGCACTGGTAGCAAGCGATTTGCCTATTGCAACTGCTACTGCGGTTGGGGGTGTTTCTATCCCTACATCAGGTGGTCTATCTGTTAGTGGTGCTGGTGCGTTGTCAATTGCAGCGACAACAACTGGTGCTACGGCAACAAAAGTTACCTTTAATAATTTTGGACAAATAACTGGTTCTGCAACTCTTGCTGCTAGTGATCTACCTGTTGCAACTGCTAGTGCTGTTGGTGGTGTGTCTGTTCCGACAGGTGGCCCTCTTTCAATTGATTCAAATGGTGCAATTACTGTTGCTAATTCAGGGGTAACAGCAGGTGTTGGTACAAAAGTAACTGTTGACGCAAAAGGTCGAGTTACAAACCTTACGACTCTTTCGGATAGTGATGTTCCTGCACATAGTGCAGCCTTAATAACTTCTGGAAGTATCCCAACAGCAAGAATTGCAAATGATGCGATAACTGGTGCGAAACTTGCAAATGCGTCAACAACTATATTTGGATCTGTCGCTCAGACAGGCTTCCCTACATCTGATTTTACAGGGCAGTTCTTCTTCGATTCCGTCTCTGAAGATTTATATATATATGATGGAAATGCTTATCAACCAGTAACAACTTTAACAAAAGGTTCGCTAGTTTTTGGTGGTACTTTTAACGCTTCAACAAGTAAAGTTGCAAGTGTAACAACCGCAGGTGCAGCAGCAGGTTTAACAGTTGGATCTAATGTTCCAACTCCTACATCTTCAACCGATGGTTTATATTTAGTAGTTGAAAATGCTGGTACTCCAAGTGCGCCAGCCCCAGTAGTTGCTCTTGCTCCCCCAGATTACATTTTAGGTGTTACAAATACAGCAGGAAGTTCATGGGAAGAAATTGATTTATCTCAAACAGTAGCAGGGCAGGTCGCAAGTAATATTACTTTCACACCTTATGGGCAACTTCAAAGTACAAATTGTCAAGATGCTCTTGAAGAATTAGAGACAGAGAAGTTAGCAAAAGCTGGTGGTACTGTCACTGGTCAAGTGTTATTAGGTAATACTGCAACGCTTGTTTTTGAAGGTTCTAGTACAGACGCATACCAGACTACTTTAGGAGTTGTTAACCCAACTACAGCGGATAAAACAATACTTTTACCTAATACTTCTGGAACTTTAATAACAACTAACGATTCAGGTACTGTTACTTCAGCAATGATTGCGGATGCCACCATTGTTAATGGTGATATAAATGCCTCTGCTGCAATTGCATTTAGCAAGTTAGCTTCTTTAACTTCTGCTCAGATTCTTGTAGGTAATGGGTCAAATGTTGCAACAGGAGTTGCGGTAACAGGAGATATAGCCATAACTAATGCAGGTGTTACTTCAATTGCCGCTGGAGTTATTGTTGATGCAGATATTTCTGGCTCTGCTGCGATAACAGGTAGCAAGATTGCTACTGGAACAACAAGTGCCGTTGGTGTTCTTCAGTTAACAGATAGTGCAGCTTCTACTTCTGCTACTACGGCTGCCACTCCTGCTGCTGTCAAGATTGCGAAGGATGCTGCTGATGCTGCTGCTACAACAGCTAATGCAGCTTTGCCGAAAGCAGGCGGCACAATGACTGGTAATTTAATTCTGGACAATGCTTCAGAATTGCGTCTAACAGAGGCTGATTCGGATGGTGCAAATTACACAGCATTTAAAGCTCAGGCTCAAACTTCAGATATAACTCTTACACTTCCTGCTACAGCCCCAACTGCTAATCAAGTTCTTAAGGCTAATGCCAGCACACCTACTACTCTTGAATGGTCAACTGATACAACAAATACTGCTGCTGCTGATCTAACAGGTTCTACTCTTGCTAGTGGCGTTACTGCCAGTTCTTTGACATCGGTTGGAACTCTTACTTCTCTAACAGTTAGTGGAACAATTACTGGAGATGTAACTGGAGATCTTACTGGTAACGCAGATACAGCTACAGCACTTGCAACAGCAAGAACAATTGGTGGTGTTAGTTTTAACGGTTCAGCAAATATAGATTTACCAGGCGTTAATACTGCTGGAAATCAAAACACTACAGGAAACGCAGCAACAGCAACAAAATTTGCTTCTGCGGTCACAATCGGCGGCGTTAGCTTTGACGGTTCAGCAAATATCAATCTTCCTGGCGTAAACGCTGCTGGTACTCAGGACACATCAGGTACAGCAGCACTCGCAACACAATTCACAGTTACAGCAAATAACGCTACTAATGAGACTGTTTATCCACTCTTTGTAGATGCAGCAACAGGTAGCCAAGGTGCAGAAACAGATACAGGCTTTACTTATAATCCTTCGACAGGAGCTTTAACTTCTACTTCTTTCGTCGGTAATGTCACTGGTAATTTAACTGGAAATGTAACTGGTAATACTTCTGGTTCTGCTGGCTCTTGTACTGGTAATGCTGCAACTGCAACTGCATTAGCAACAGCTAGAGCAATTAATGGAGTTGACTTTGATGGAACTGGAGATATAACAGTCACTGCGGCGGCTGGAACTCTTTCTGGAAATACTCTTGCTAGTGGAGTAACGGCTTCAAGCTTGACTTCGGTTGGAACACTTGGAAGTTTGAACGTCACTAATAATGTTGTAGTCGGTGGAAACTTAACTGTTAATGGAACGACAACTACAGTTTCAAGTACCACTGTTGAGGTCGCTGACAAAAATATTGAATTAGGTAAGGTAGCAAGCCCATCAGATTCAACAGCAGATGGTGGTGGTATTACTCTTGATGCTGGTTCTGACGGAGATAAAACTTGGAATTGGGTCAGTTCCACCGATGCTTGGACAAGTTCAGAGCATATTGATCTTTCAAGTGGAAAAGGATTAAAAATTGCTGGTACAACAGTTCTGGATGCGAGTGGTTACACAGGAACAGCAGCATTAGCAACTGAATTTACAGTCACAGCTAACAACTCAACTGATGAGACTGTCTATCCATTGTTTGTTGATGGAGCAACAGGATCTCAAGGAGCAGAGACAGACACAGGTTTAACTTATAACCCTTCAAGTGGATTACTAACCAGCACAAGTTTTGCAGGAGCATTAACTGGAAACGTCACAGGAAATGTTTCAGGAAGTGCTGCAACGGTTACGGGTGCTGCTCAATCTGCAATCACTTCAGTTGGAACGCTTACTGGTTTAACTGTTAATGGTGATGTCACTCTGACAGGGGCAAGTGCAAATGTTACTTGGGACAAGTCAACAGATGATTTAATTTTTAATGATAGTGCTAGAGCAATATTTGGAACAAATTCAGACGGATTGGAGATTTTCCATGAATCAGATAATTCTTATATAAGTGATACTGGTACAGGCGGCTTAGTCCTCTTATCAAATGGAACTTTAATAGAAACTAAGTTTGGTGCTGAACATGCTATTAAATGCACAAAAGACGGCTCAGTAGAGTTATATCACGATGATTTCAAAAAATTTGAGACGACCTCAGTTGGTGCTCAAATTGATGGCAGATTAGTTGTCAATAATAGTGGTTATGGAGCGTTGATTGTAATGAATAATGATGACAGTGCTGATGGTTCATATATAAATTTAGTCAACGATTCATCATCTCCAGCCGATAACGATGTTCTTGGTCTTGTTAATTTTAAAGGTAATGATTCCGCAGGTAATGAAACAGCTTATGCAAACATAAGAGGAATTTCTACTGATGTCACTGACGGCAGTGAGTCAGCTGATATAACATTCGGTACCCGACATAGTAATACTTTTGCCGAACGGATGCGGATTGATAGT